AGGAGATCCTCTTTCGTTATACTCTCATCAGTTACTTCTCCCTCGTAGACGGACCATAACTTGATGATACGAGACCTTAGAGGAATGGTATTGAAGTTCTTCTGATCGGCCTTTCCTTGAAGGATTAGGCTGAAAAGGAGTGGCCTGAGGAATAGGTCGAAGACCTGTTCCTCATGTAGCCACCCCTTTGACTGCAGTTGCTTAGCAATTGCAGCCTCAGTTGGACGTTTCTCTACCGTTCCACGTAGTTCTCTATAAGTTTTGGACTCGAAGTCCCAGAGGTAACCACTCTCAAGTGCGTTGCGGAGCTTAGCTTCGTAACCCTCAGGTATTGAATACCCTCTGAAAGTGCTATTCCTCAGGATTCTTCTAAAGTCCCTTATTAACAACTTTTTCTTGGTTAGGGGTGCCTTAAGGTCATCCGGCTCATAGACGTAACGTTTAATGAACCACCGAGATAGCTTGTTAAGTTTTCCAGGAAGTGTATCGAGATCACTTTTAAGATACAGGTCTAAACCGCCCAGGTGCTTCGGTAGAAGCAAATGGTAGTAACTACCAGTTCCTATGCGGGGGAGCAAAGCTCCCATTCGCTGTATAAAGCGGTCCCGAATCAGTTCCTTTCTTTTTGTAGGGAATATATCCTCAGGAAGATACCGGAGTTCTGCTGAAAAGCCTAAGGCTTTTCCGATTGCAGTGTTCCTCTCGTTACGAGACTCGCCAGCCTTGCAGGCCGGTGAGAGTAGTCTTACTTTGAAGGATTCTACCCAACAAGATCTGAGGTGGTCCTGATATGCCAGAGACATGTTCTTTTTACCTAAAGTAATAAGAGGCCTAACTCTTATGAGTTTTTCCGTATATTTCCCGATTATCGGGTATATACCATGTTTATCCGGTGAAAATTCGGAACCAGCCTTCAATAGGTTTCCGGAGACTATCTCTAAGAAGTCCCTCGGGCCTATTACAGCTACATCGTCACCGCCTATATGTTCAAAAACCTCAGGTTCTTGGTAATAGGTGTAACGGTAGTCTGTTTTTGCTATGTCTATGCAGATGAGCTGATGCAACATCAGTATAGACTTCGTTATGGGCTCTCCCATCATCGCTCCTCTCTTAGATTGGAGCGTCTCCCCTGAGGGGAGTAGAATGGTTCTTGGCCCAATTAAACCAATCACGACGTCAAGAGCCGGAATCTTAAATTCCGAATTGATTCCTTTAAGGATCTCTCTTGATATCTCGAAAGGGAAATGATCCGTTGCAGCTTTGAGGTCGCTGAAAAGGACCTCAAGTTTATCCGGATCTTTAAAATCAGGAACTTGGCCTATCATAGCCCAAGCCTGATTTTGTCTAATAAATGCGTCTCTCACACCGTTTAATCCTTGGCAGATTTCGTTCATTAAATGAGCGACTGGCTGCTGAATTAAATTCAGCCACCATTCTGCTACGGTAATGATTCGGCTCTTAAAACCGGGTTCATTTACGGTGGATACTCGCACTAGGGGGTCTCTCTGAGGGAGGTCCCTGTAATAAAGATATGCAACGCATAAGAGTTGTTGGCCAAGGGCTTCGTCGAAGCCCTGCACCCGAATATCGGGTACAGTTAAATACTTGGCCTCTGTGATTAAATCACCGAACTCGTATGTCGTTGCATAAAAACGCTTGGGGTTGGGCGGGTTCTCCCGTTCCATATCTTTAAGATCCTCAAGCGAATATTTAGAGAAGTTAAGCTGTCCCTTGATATAATTCAAGTTCGGCTCCTTCCTACACCAATACCTCCAACGAGGGAACCCACGCGGGCACTTAAGTGTACCGTATGGAGTCTCAATTGTCTCATCTTCTGATGGAACATAGTTGAGGTACTTGGCAGCAATCTCCTTTACTGCGGCGGATTGTCCGCCTTCATTTACGGGAGTTGAAAACTCCCCCGATGAGGTTAGGGAGATATGGGTCTGTTTAAGACTCATTTTAAGGCCTCTGCGCACTGAGTGCGCAAACTTCTGAGAAGATTCGAATACCTTCTTTAGGAACCCTTCGGGCTCCTTGTAGTCGGTACTAAGAACGGTCTTAAACTCGTTTAGGGCAGCTGACTCTGTAACTTTGTTACCTGGAGGTAGTTGCCTTGATGACACAATATGAGCTAGGAGGTGATCCATTGATGGATCCCTTATCCCCTCAAACAGTGTTTTTATTTCCGGTATCTCGTAGAGAATCGAAAATAGCCCTACAACCTTCTTTGGAGCTTGACCGTTCTGTGCTTTAAGCAGAGACTGACCAAACTCCTTCCATTGTTTAACAACGGATAGTTGGTTATATTGCATAAATGACCAGACGGATCTTACCATCTTCTTAAAAATCTTCCTCTTTGTTCTGAGAACATGAGGCACAGATAATAAGAAGGGATCTATGATTCCTTCTATCATTTCGAATGTTGTCCTCGCAGTAGCGAGCCCTCTATTAACAGCAACTTCCCGTGCCGTGGGTCTTAGACCCATGAGCCTGAGAATTTTGTCATACTTAACTGAGTCAAGTACAGCACACTTCCTTCGTTTAACGAAGATTGTGGCCGTTACCTCTTTGAGGAAGGACTCCCTTCTGGGGAGGTGATATTCATCGTTATCTAAGATAACGGGTATTATCCATTGGAAGGCGTCCTTAGGACGCCTCGGCGGCGCGGGGAGAGCCCTTCTCGGGTTTCCTCCCCCGTCCCGCTTGCCAATGGATGAATCCTTTACTTCTACACTGACCCTAAGGTTAGTGTTCAGAAGTATTG